AAATTAGTACCGATTGCTTTAGGAACTTATGGAAATTTATCCGTAGTTACTGCACCACCAAAAACTATGAAAACATTTTTTATATCTTTATTAGCATCAGTATATTTAAGTGGAACAAATATATACGGAGGTAATTTAAAAGGACATAAAGGTAATGGTCATCTTTTACACATAGATACCGAGCAAGGACTATGGCATTGCCAAAAGGTGTTTAAAAGACCATTAACAATGGATTCAAGTATAAACACAAATAACTACCATACATTTGGTTTAAGGTCAATAGATCATAAAATGCGAATAGATTTTATAGATTACTATTTAGAAAACAAAATAAACAAACCAAGTTTAATAATAATAGATGGTATTGCTGATTTATGTAGTGATGCCAATTCAATTATAGAATCAAATGCTTTAGTACAAAGATTAATGGAATGGAGTGCTAAATACAAATGCCATATTATAAATGTTATACACCAAAACTATGGTAGTCAAAAATTTGGTACTGGACATTTAGGAAGTTTTTTAGAAAAGAAAGCAGAAACAGTTATAGCATTAGAAGCAAATACAGTAAACAAAGATTGGGTAACAGTTAAGTGTGGTAGGTCAAGGGGTTATTCTTTTGATACATTTTCGTTTGAAGTTAACGATGTAGGTTTACCACAAATAGTAAATAACATTTATGATCCTTTAGCATAATGGTAGAAAAAACAATGATTCTTATTGCACAAAAACACAAAACTTGGATAGAAATAGTTACCAGCTTTGGTTGCCCAAAAGAAACATCAGAAGATATAGTACAAGAAATGTATATTAAGATACATAAAAAACTAAATAAAGGTTTAGATATTATGTATAAAGATGAAGTAAACTACTACTATATATTTAAAACATTAAGAACATTGTTTTACGATTTAAAACGCAAAGAAAAAAACATTACTATTATTAATATTGAAGATGTAGATATTGATAAATCTATTTCAGATATTGATTACGATAAAGCATACGCAATAATAAAAAAGGAATTAGATAATATGTTTTGGTATGATCGTAAAGTATTTGAAATAATTAATAGTGGTGAAAGCATAGCAGAGTTTAGTAGAAAATCATATATACAATACTATTCATTGTATAACACCTACAACAAAGTAAAAGATAAACTAAAAAAATTATTATGAAATTAGGAAACCTTATTTACTACATTACTAAATATACTGGTATAAAATACCTTGTTGATACTTGGCATAAATTACGTGGTACAAAATGTAATTGTGATGAACGCAGAAAAAAGTTAAATGAAATAAAAATAGACCGATGGTAAAATTTAATAAACAAGATTATGCAAAATGGGAAAACTTTAGAATGGGTACAAAGCAACACATTACTAACAAAGAATTTGAATTGGTGTGTAAACTACACGCTGAATACCACAAGCACAATTACTATAAACCTTGTACCTGCAACCCAAAAACAATAAAGCAATGGATAAAAGATTTAAACGCAATTTGGAACAATGGTATTAAATAAAATACACCAGCTTGAAAAAGCAATGGTAGTGCTACTAAATTTTGATGGTTGGAATTTAAAATGGAGTGGTGAGGGTTCAGAACGATACGATGCTAAAGGCAAAACACCTAAAGGTTTTGATTGTGTTATAGAAATGAAATTTAGAAAAACATACTATGAAACCAAGATGCTTGAAAAAGATAAATACGATGCTTTAATGAAGTTGGGCAAAGATTTAATAAAGATTTATTTTGTAAATGATCCAAAAGGTAATTTTATGTATTACTTAAATACATTAGAGATGCCAAAGACCGAAAAGAAATATTGCCCAGATACTACAATGTGGACAAAAAAAAGAGTAACAAAAGATGTATATCTACTAAAGGAAAACGATGCAGTAAGAATTAATTTAAACGAATAGTTATCAATAATTTTGTTTATAAGTTAATTAATAGTATATTTGATTATTATTAATTTAAAACAAAAACAAATGTTACACACAAAAACACTAAACAACTTAATTGATGTATTTAGTAAAAAAGAAAAACTGCACAAATCAAATAATAAGCACGTATTACATCAACTTGAACTTTTACAATTAGAAATTGAAAGGGATATTATACAAACAAAGTATGATACTATCGATGAATGTTACGAAAAAATAAATAAAAAATAATAAACAAATGGAACGAACAACAACACTTATGAAAATAGCATTTAGGTTATACAACAAATGCTTAACTGAACTAACAGTTGAAGAAAAAAATAATGTTATGGATATATACCAAGATTTTTACTAATGATACAGATAGCAGTAGGGTTAATAGTATTAAGTTTCTTTGTACCAGCAGAACCAACATTTTATACTTTAAGAAATAAAGGGTATGTAAAACTTGCACAAGTATTAGAAACATTAATAACTGGATTAGCAATAATATGTCAATGGTCTTGGTACTTTACTTTTTTCTACATAATAATAAGTATATTCAGATGAAAGTAAGCAAAGCAGTATGGGATGGTTTAAAAGAGCAAATAGAACACTTTACAAATCAAGACAAAGAAATAACTGATATAACAATTACATATCAAGTAAGACCAGCAAAAAACAAAAACTATTTAAAACTAACAGTAAAACAATAACAAATGGAAAAAGATGTTATACAAATTTTAAGAATAAGAGATTTAAAAGAAGATTTAGATGCATTAGTTATAGAATATGATGGTATCAACTTAAATACAAATAAATTAGAAACCCATAGAATAGACATTGATATAAATTCTTTATATCAAAATTTACCTAATATTATACGCTATTGTATTAAAATAAGAAAAGATTGGGATAAATATTTTCTTAAAGATTTAAAGAAAACAATAGCAAAGTTATGATATTATTAGTAGATGCAGATAGTTTAATATTTGCTGCTTGTTATAAGAAACGTGAACACCCCGAAGATGAAAAATACTATACAGATATAGAAGATGCAAGAGCAAAGTTTGATGAGCAGTATATGTCGATAGTAAACCACCTTGAAGATATGTACCAAATAGATAAGGTAATAACCTTTAGTGGATCAAAGGGCAACTTTAGAAAACTTATAACAAACGATTATAAAGCCAATAGAAAAAAACAAGAACTACCACCATTACTAAATGATATGCACAAATTCGTAAAAGAACATTACGATTCAGTATATGGGTTTGGTATTGAAACAGATGATATGGTAGCGAGGTATTGGAAACAACTAACCGATGAATTAGGTAGGGATGAAGTAATGATAGTATCAATAGACAAAGACTATAAACAATTCCCAGCTTTGATATACAACTATCACTATAAACACAAAGAAGTATTAGACATTTCAGAAGATGAAGCATTGTATAACTTTTACGAACAAATGATAATCGGGGATACAGCAGACAATGTCAATTATTTTAAAGGTAAGGGTGTAAGGTTTGCTCAAAAGTATTTTGAAGATTGCCAAACAAAATACCAATACACAAAGAAGATGTACGAATTATTTAAAGAACAATATAAAGGAAAAGCAAAACAAAAATATATAGAGTGCTATAACCTTTTAAAATTAAGAACAAATTGAAGATACTAAACCTATATGCTTGTTTAGGTGGTAACCGATACAAGTGGAACGAAGTAAAAGAAGATATTGAAGTTGTAGCAGTAGAATGGGATGAAGAACTTGCTAAACTATATCAAGATCGTTTCCCTAATGATACAGTAATAGTTGCAGATGCACACCAATATTTATTAGACCATTACAAAGAGTTTGATTTTATATGGTCAAGTCCACCTTGTCCAACACATAGTAGATTGGTGCAATCTAATAAAAACAAAATTAAAATGAAGTTTCCAGATATGAAACTATATGAAGAAATATTATTTTTAAAACATTTATATGAGGGTAAATATGTTATTGAAAATGTGATACCATATTACGAACCATTAATACCAGCACAAAAAAGACACAGACATTTGTATTGGACTAATTTTAACTTGCCAAATGTTTTAACGAATAGAGAAGCGAGAATAAGCACAGGAACAAATGAGGTAAAAAAATTATGTGAGTTTCACGACTACGATTTTTATAAATACAAAGGAAATCAGCGAACAAATAAAATAGCAAGAAACCTTGTAGATTATGAAGCTGGTAAAACTATCTTTGAAACTGCATTAGGAATTATAAAAAAATCAAATATTGAACAAACAGAATTATTTTAAATGGAAATATTAAAACACGAAATAGAACTTAATAGAATAAAAAGCTATGTAGATAAACATAGTGGATATGATATAAGCACAAGGTCAAGAAAAGCTGAAGTAGTATTGTTTAGAGCATTGTACTTTAAATTAGCCATAGATACCACAAGTTGGTCATTAGAGAAAATAGGCAAAATAGTTAATAGGGATCACTCAACAGTATTACACGCAAGAAAAAATCTATTTGATGAACTAATGAAAAATAAACATCTAACAAACCTATATGATATATATAGAATAGAAGTATTAGGTCAACAAGTAAAAACTTATTATAAAGATGTAGAACAATACAACAGACTAAAAGAAAAGTATAACGATTTATTGGCTTTAAAAATACCTAACAATTTAGGGTACGAACTAACCAAAAACGAAACTGCATATAGAAAACTAAATAAAGAAGATAAAAAGATATATGATGAACGTGCAGAACTTGTATTAAAGTCTTTTGAATGGAAACGTAAAGATGAACAACGTGAAGAAGTTTACGATATAATTATTGGTGAACCAACAGTAGCTGATGCAAGAGCAAGTTTAAGATAATGGATTGGGAATTAGAAATACAACTGCATTATCCACACGATAGATTTATGTTAGGGTGGGAATTTTTACAAGCAACAGAAGAATATAATTATAGAACTATAAAACTATATTTATTTATAGTAACATTTACTTTAGACTTTTAATATGAAAAAAAAAACACATATATCAAAAGCAGTTCTTAAAAATACTGGATATACTCAAAAAAATACACCAAGTATTAATGAACTTAAACAAACAATAAAACCAAATAAAATAAAAGTAATTTGTAATTATGATTATTATATACCAACTAATAACTGCTTTTGTATACATTGTGAAAAATTAAGAATGGAAATAAAATTAAAAAAACAAAATATATACTAAAATAAAAACAAAGATTTAATACGTTATATAATTGAATAAACAATAATAATTCAATATGGATAAAAGAAAAAATAATGGGGGTGCAAGAGATGGTGCAGGTAGACCAAAGAAAGCTGATGAACTAAAACTAATTGAAAAATTAGATAACTTAATTGATAATGATGAAGTGATTAAAACATTAGGTAAACAAATCTTCAAAGGTGATTCACGTGCTATGTCATTATACTTTGGTTACAGATATGGTAAACCAAAAGAAACAGTTGATATAAATTCAAGCGAGGGTTTTAATATAAACTTTAAAGATATTATACGGTTTAAGTGATAGATGTAAACCCAAAGTACGAACCAATAAAAACATCAGATGCAAGGTATTTTATTGTAACTGGTGGTAGGGGTTCTGGGAAGTCTTATTCAATTAACCTATTGCTTTTGCTTTTAACATTTGAAGCTGGGCATACAATTCTATTTACAAGGTTTACTTTATCATCTGCATACATATCTATTATACCAGAATTTTTAGACAAAATAGAAACACTTGAATTACAAGACTATTTCTATATAACTAAAAACGAAATAATAAATAAGCTATCTGGAAGTAAGATAATATTCAAAGGTATCAAAACATCAAGTGGTGATCAAACTGCAAACCTAAAATCACTTACTAATATTTCTACTTGGGTAATGGATGAAGCTGAAGAACTTGCTGATGAAAACATATTTGATAAAATAGATTTATCGGTTAGAAACCTAAAAAACAAAAATAGGGTTATACTTATATTAAACCCAGTTACAAAAGAACATTGGATATATAACAGATTTTTTCAAGATAAAGGGGTACAAGCTGGTAGTAACACCACAAAAGGCAATACAACGTACATACACACTACTTATTTAGATAATATAGAAAACCTATCAAAAAGTTATTTAGAGCAGATAGAGAGCATTAAAATACGTAGACCAAATAAATACAAGCATCAAATGTTAGGTGGTTGGTTAGAAAAAGCAGAGGGTGTAATATTTACTAATTGGTCAATAGGTGAATTTAAAAAAGTAGGTGTTTCAGTCTTTGGACAAGATTACGGTTTTGCAAATGATGAAAATACTTTAGTAGAAACCAACATAGATACTACAAACAAAATAATCTATTTAAAGGAATGTTTTTACTTAAAAGGTCTTACTACATCACAAATAGCTGAACTGAACTTAAAACACGCTGGAAACAATTTAATAGTTGGTGATAGTGCTGAACCAAGATTAATATATGAAATAAAAGCAAAGGGTTGTAATGTTGTTGCATCAATTAAAGGTGCTGGATCAATAACCTATGGAATATCTTTATTACAAGATTATGATTTAGTGATAGAAGAAAATAGTATTAACTTAATAAAAGAACTAAACAACTATTCTTGGTTAGAAAAGAAAAGTAAAACACCACAAGATAAATTCAATCATATTATAGATGCAATTAGGTATTCTGTTTCATATCAATTACAAAACCCTAATAGGGGAACTTATTATGTTTCTTAACAATTTTGTTAATTAAATAATATTTTATATATTGCACCTATGAAAACAGAACTAATAGAAATAAACGAGCAACTGAAAACTTATTTATATTCTAATAATCAAGAACAAATTGATTATGCAGAAGTATATTTAAGAAACGTACATAGAAAATATGGAACGGTAGACATAGTACAAATTAAAAACATAACAAAATGAAAACAGACAAACCAAGTAATGCTGAAAAAGCAGCAAAGATTTTTAAGA